AGGAACCATTCCAAGCGCGGCCCCAATCGGAAATCCTCCCGCCGCTATGGTACCGGCATCCAAAAGGTTGAAGCCGCGCGGAGTATGCGGCGTGTACATAGCCGCAGGGTCATCCGGCGACGCTAACCGGCGCTGAAGGTCGGCCTGCTTGATGGCATAATCCTCCGAAGTGCCGAACTTCTTGTCCAGATAACCCCCGACACGGTCCCCGATTCCGCCGAAGAAGCTGTTTATCGCGTTTCCAACCCCGCCGCGATACTCCAGCGCATCAGCGACTGCGGCCGGAGGAGCGTCGGAGATGTAACCGGAGTCTACAGGGCTAACCTCTTGCGGGGGTTGGGTGAAGCTGTAGTCACTAGGCGCGCGGAGAGTGTCTACGTCCACTTCAGTCAGAGGCGGCATTTCCTGCGCCATCGTCTGCGACATTTCTTCCATTCCGCTCAGGCGGCGCGAGAGTTCCGCGTCCTGCTCTTCCCCCTCAGCGTAGTCATCCCACCAGTCAGCCATGGTCAGCGCCCAAGCACGGCGTTCAGTCGCGCGCCGACGTCAGGCGGCAGCGACTTCGCGCCCATCATCAAGTTGCCGATGGCGACCTCGGGGTTGCCCCCGCTTGTCTGGACCGCCTGGATCAACTGCTGAACCTTGGCCTCCATGTCATCCGACGTAGTAAGCACCTCCAGCAGCCGCTGGATTGTCGCCGGGTCGCCCGCGAGGAGCTTCTCCAGCACCGGGTCGGGCATCGCACCGTCCTGCGGCGGCATCGCTCCGTCCTGCGGCGGCATCATCTGCGGCGGCATGGCTCCCTGCGGGGGCATGGCTCCCTGCGGGGCCATTGCCCCTTGCTGGGCCATCGCCTCCGGCGGACCCGGCATCATTTGCGCGGGCATCCCTCCCTGCGGAGGCATCATGTGCGCGGGCATCGCCCCGCGCGGGGGCATTGCCTCCAACTGGGCCGCGATCTGTTCCGGGTTCATATCCGCACCACTTCTAAGTAGGACCGCGCTGTACGTTCGCCACAAGTCTCATTGTGGATGAACGCCCTATTATCACGCCGTGAACAGGCCAATGCCGATCACAGTCGCACCGGCTCCGGTAGTCACCGCCCACGCCCCGTCTGCCGAGGACAGATTGACCTCAATCGACTCAACGCCGAGAGGCAGGGCCGCCGCAGCGGTCTGGATCACGATGGAAGTGTTGCCGTCCTTGATCGTAACGCCGCCCGACGCAGCGGTGACCGTGCTGATGATCACCCGATGCAGGTAGTCGCCCTTCGCGCCAGTGGTGCCAAGGACTTGGGCAGTCTGGGACGCCGCTACAGTTTCGTAACTGTACCCGTAGCCTCTGGAGGTGCCACTCATATGCGAAGTACCCTTCCTTTACGGGAGGCATGATCCTCCCACATGTCGTTCAGCGTTACCATATTCTCAGGCCCGACCAGTAGCACCTTCGCAGCCTCGGGGTTGGGCGCTATCCCCGGCTCGCGCCGCCATGCCACCGCCATCACCCGGAAGGCATCCGCAGGGTGACTGCACCAGTTATGGAGCGGGTTGGACCTGAACGCCTTCTTGTCCTCATCGTACTCGCGCTGGTACTGACGCAGCGCCTCGATCCCGTCGCCGCAGCCCTGTTTGTCGAACCACACCCTCGGCATCATGCGCCGCACCGCCTGGATGCCGTCCTGCACGCCGATGTCGGGCACGATAGCCAGCGCCCCGAACCCTAAGAACTCCACCATCTGCTCGATGATGGCCTTGCCCTGCGCGGCCAGCGTCTTAGCGCGGGCGTCATGCGGCAGGTGATGCTTGCCGTACTTGTACGGCTTACCCGTCACGACCCGGCACAGGTCCTCAATCGTCGCCCCCGACACGGCGTAATGCTCCAGCACATGCACTTCGCCGCGCACCACCTGATACCACCAGATGGCCGTATCATCCCGCCAGCCCAAGTCCCACGCCGTATGCACCGGCAGCGCGTCGTCGTACGCCACCTCGCCTATCCGGGCGTCCCGCATCTCGACACCATAGATAGCGCCGACGATGGCCGCCTCGAAGCTGCACTCGTACTCCTGTAGGTACTGGTCCTCGGACAGTTGCTGCTTAGCCGCCGTCAACTCGCTGTCCTGCAACAGCTTAGAAGTGCTGGCAGGCAGCTTCATCGAGAACCAATCCTTGGGATTGCTGCAGGCGTGGTCGTATACGTCCCAGAACTGATTCTTTCCCTTGGGCGTACCCGCGAACACAGCCCAGCCCAGCTTATCCGACAGAGTAGGCCGGATGACGTTGCCCCATACGCTCGGTCTGAAGTCGCCGTACTCGTCCATGAACACGCCGTCGAAGCCCAGGCCGCGCATGTTGTCGGCGCTGTCCGCTCCGTACAGCCGTATACGCGAGCCATTGATGAGGTCCACCGACAGGTCCGTCTCATTGGACGACTTCATCACCGGCTTGGCGTACTCCTTCAGCATGTCCCAGGCCACGGCCTTGGCTTGCGAGCGGTACGGCGCGATGTAGGCAAACAGGCCGTTTTTGCAAGTTATGCCCGACTTGATGACATTATTCACCGCCGCCACCGTCTTGCCCGCCCGTCGATGGCAGACAACACACGCGAACCGCTGCTTCCGCTGATGGAATCCCACGAACGCCCGACGCGGAGCGTAGTCGATCTGCACGAGTTTGCGTCCCGGCGGCACCATCACTGGGCTACGAGGGCGACCGCCCTTGTTTCTGGGCGGAGGCGCGGGGTTAGGCGCGGGGTCAGACGCCGGGGTGGTCGTCAAGTCAACGCCGCTGCCGCTAATTTGACGCCGCCGCTAATTTGCGGGTGGTTTCCATGAAAACAAGATCTCCACCGGGCCTTGGTCCGGGCCGGTATGCTCCGTCCGCGCCAGCTTGGGGATGTGGTACTCAATAATGTCCGATACGCACTTGAACGCCACCAGCGGCCCTTCCGTCGCGGCAATTTCGTCCAGCCACGCCTGCATCCGCGTCACATTCAACTCCACGAACCGCGCCACGGCCTCGCGCCCGTTGGCAACGCTCAGCTTTTCCTTTCGGCGGCCCTTGGCCGTCTGAGGGCGGTGCATGGCGGGGTTGTTGGCGAAGTTCTTTTGCGCCTGTAGGCGGCGTTTTGCCTTGGTTTCCTCACGGAGGCGGGCCACGCGCTGCCACGCTGCTTCCACAAGTGGGTCTTGGACGACGATGTCCTGACCTAACGCGCCCTTAACTATCGTTGGATCGTCCGACATGAGCGCGACCCTATTCCCGTTTTGAATTTTTTTCAAAAAATAGTTCTGGGTACGTTCGTTAGGGCCGTTTTGTATGGCGACGGGGGTGGGGGTGCTGTTGCTGTCTGGTGGTGAGGGTTCTGTTTTTGTCTGAGGGGGTTCTGTTTTTGTTCTGATTGGTTGGGTGCTATTTTTGTACTTGGGTAGGTACCATCCACATCCACCCACCCCCCCGTCGGGCCGGACCGGGGGCCGCTCGCACCCTGCCCGCAGCCCGAAACGCTAGGAAAACTGCCGTTTTTCGCGCTTATGCGCCATGCGCCGTGCGCCGTGCGCCGTGCGCCATGCGCCGTGCGCCATGCGCCGTGCGCCGTGCGCCATGCGCCATGCGCCATGCGCCATGCGCCATGCGCCCATGCGCCATGCGCCCATGCCGGGTGCCGGGTGCCGGGTGCTTGAGCTGCTCGAGCTGCTGCTCGAGCTGCTGCTCGAGCTGCTCGAGCTGCTGCTCGAGCTGCCGGCGTGGCGGCGTAGGCGTAGGGAGTGGCGGAAAAGCCACACTATCCCTACCTGGGCCTACTCTTCCGCCCTCCAAATAGCACTATAGCACATAGCAATCGGCGGCTTGGAGCCCCGGCGCGTCGCGAGACTTGCGCCAGTGTGGCGCGCCGCATGTCACGCGCGCGGCATACCGTATATATATAACACATTCAACAAACTAACTAACCACCCTTGCCATCTTGCCATACCCCCCGAGACCCGCAGGAACGCTTGGAAAATCATGTCAAGCCGCCATCACCATTCAGTGTCAGCCGTTGCCATTTCCCACTTGCGCCGCGCCGCGCGGCGCGCTACAGAGAGAAGGCCAACCCGGTCGCGCCATCGTGGCGCGTTCGCGACATAGGAGAAGCTGATGCTCTACGTTGACAAGCACCATGACGCAGCGAAGCTGATGCTTCGCGCTTTCCCGTCCTACACTGGCGCCAAGTTTGCCGTCGTCGTTCGCGAAACGGGCATGTCTCTCGTATCGCACTGGGATGGCGGCTCGCGTGACAGTTTTGAAGTGGTCTCGCTCGAGACCGGCGAGAAGCGCGCGGTTCCTCAAAACGGTACCGCGTTTGATGGTTTCGCGCTCGCCCGTGCTCCCGTTCCGGCCAATGGTGTGGCTGTTGTGGAACACTCTATCAGCCAAGGGAAAGACCTCGGCCTAACACTTCATCTTCACCCGCACAATGCCACGGCGATGCTGCCCGCTCCTGTGGAATTGAACGAACATGAAGCTTTCATCTTGGCCGCCACCGCGCGGCTTAAGGCTAGCTATGCTGGCAAGGACCGCTTCGACAATTCACGCAAAGCCTACCCGAGCGCGCTCTCGGGTCACGACATGACGCGCGACCAATGGGACACGGCGAAAACGGCGCTTATCGCGCGCGGTATGCTCAATAAAGCCGGCGCGATTACCCTCGCTGGCAAAAACGCCGAAGCGGCGCGCAAGGTCAACGTCTAGTCCCACACCCACTGCGGCGCGCCATTGTGGCGCGCCGCCGAAACGAAACGAAAAAGGAACATAAAATGTACACCGTTTCAAACGATAACGGCACGCTCGCCACCGGCCTCAGCGCCGTTGAGGCGGCGCAAATTGTCCTCGGCGACAACGGCGCGCTTTACGATCTGCGTAAGTCAGTCAACGGCGTCGCCTTTGGACCTTATTTCACCCTCTACGTTTCCG